TCCGCCCGCCGGACTGCAGGAAGCTCACGGCCGTGTCCGAGAAGTTCCTGGGCGAAAACGCCGGCCTGTGGCAGTACGCCGTCGACTTTGCTGGCGAGGCGATGCTGGTCGAAGACGCCGATATCGGCACCGAACCCCTTCTCACCGACGTTACCCACGAGGAGCAACCATGAAATACCAGTATTCCGGCCCGATGAGCGGCGTCACGCTCGCTGATGGCCAAGAAGTGATGCTGTGCCCCGGCGGCGAAGTCGAGCTGCCGGAAGCGCACGACTACACCCAGACTTTGCTGGCGCTAGGCCACCTGAAGTCGGCCACCCAGCTCAAGCAAACCAAAGCCAAGGAGAGCAGCAATGCCAGCTAACTATCTGCACGGTGTTGAGACCATCGAAAAGGATAACGGCGCGCGCCCCGTTAAAACGATCAAAAGTGCGGTCGTGGGTCTGATTGGCACTGCGGCAATCGGCGCAATCAATCAGCCTATTCTGGTGCTGTCCGATCGTGACGCGGCCAACTTTGGCCCGCAGCTGGCCGGCTTCACCATCCCGCAGGCGCTGGATGCCATCTACGACCAGGGCGCTGGCACGGTGATCGTGATCAACGTGCTCGACCCGGCCATCCACAAGACCAACGTACCGAGCGAAGCGATCACCTTCGACGCCTCGACTGACCGCGTGAAACTGGCCCACGGTGCGGTGGCCAATCTGGTGCTGAAAAGCAACGACAACGCGACCACCTACGTGAAGGACACCGACTACACCGTCACACCGGTCACGGGCGAGATTGTCCGCATCAAGGGGGGCGCCATCGCGGCAGGTGCCAGCATCAAGGCCGGCTACGATTACGCTGATCCAAGCAAAGTCACAGCCGCCGACATCATCGGCACCGTCAACGCCGCCGGCCAGCGCACCGGTATGAAGGCGCTGCGCGACACCTACAACCTGATGGGCTTCTTTGCCAAGCTGTTGATCGCCCCGGCGTACTGCACCCAGATCTCGGTCTCGGCCGAGCTGATTGCCATGGCCGACTATCTGGACGCCTTCGCGCTGATCGACGCGCCGGTAGGTACTACCTTCGCCCAGGCACTAGCAGGACGTGGCCCCGCTGGCAGCATCAACTTCAATACCTCCAGCGAGCGGGCCATCCTGTGTTATCCGCACCTGAAGGTGTACGACGCAGCCAGCGATAGCGAGCGGCTGGAACCCTATAGCCAGCGGCTGGCTGGCGTGATTGCAGCCAAAGACCTGGAGCGTGGCTTCTGGTGGTCGCCGTCCAATACCGAGATCAAAGGCATCGTCGGCCTGGAGCGCAACCTGTCGGCCATGATCGACGACCCGAACTCGGAAGTGAACCTGCTGAACGAGGCCGGTATCGTCACCGTGTTCAACAGCTTCGGTAGTGGCATGCGGGTGTGGGGCAACCGTTCGGCCGCCTGGCCGGTGCTGACGCACATGAAGAACTTCATCCCGGTACGGCGCACCGGCGACATCATCAACGAGTCGATCCGCTACTTCAGCCTGCAGTATATGGACCGGCCGATCGAACAGGCGCTGATCGACGCACTGGTGGAGTCGGTGAACGGCTACGGCCGCAAGCTGATTGGCGACGGCGCGGTGCTGGGTTTCAAAGCGTGGTATGACCCGGCGCGTAACCCCAAGACCGAGCTGGCCGCCGGCCACGTGCTGATCAGCTACAAGTACACCCCGCCGCCGCCGATGGAACGGCTCACCTTCGAGACCGAGATCACCGACGAATACCTGGCAACCCTGAAGGGAGGTAACTGATCATGGCTGGCAAAATCCAGGTCAACCGCATCACCAACGCCAACATCTATATGGAAGGCAACAGCCTGCTGGGCCGCGCCGAAGAGGTGAAACTGCCCGATGTGCAGGCCATCATGACCGAGCACAAGGCGCTGGGCATGATTGGTAAGATCGAGCTGCCGTCTGGCTTCGACAAGCTGGAAGGCGAGATCAAGTGGAACAGCTTCTACCCCGAGGCGATGAAGGCCACGGCCAACCCGTACAAGACGGTGCAGCTGCAGTGCCGCTCCAGCGTCGAAACCTACGGCCAGGGCGGCCGCCTGGAGGAGAAGCCGCTGGTCACCTATCTGACCATCTCCTTCAAGAAGAACCCGCTGGGCACCTACAAGCAGCACGATAACGCTGAGTTCCCGTCGAGCTTCTCAGCCACCTACATCAAGCAGGTGCTGGACGGTGAGGAAATCCTGGAGCTGGATTACCTGGCTAATATCTTCCGCGTCGGCGGTGAGGACATGCTGGCAAACTACCGCGCCAATATCGGCGGCTGATTGCCCCACACTTCCCCCTGCAGGCCCACTTCGGTGGGCCTTTTGCATTTACTTGGGCCCCCGCATCAATGGACTGGACTCGCATGACCCAAGTGCTGAAAGAATATGGCAACATATGCGAATACGATACGACTGGAGAGGCTCAATGCTTGAATTGACGCTGAATGAAACACTAACGCTGACCATCGCCGCGTATGCCGCAGTGGTCTCGACGTTCATCCTTGGCTGGGACGCATACAAGTGGCTGAACGAGGGGCCAGACGTTCGGATAGACGCCACTACTGGCATGAAGCTCATTGGTAGCCCACGTCCCGATCCGGCAACCTACATTAGCGTCAAGGCAGTTAATGTGGGTGATCGAGCAACTACGATTACCAACCTTGGTTATCTGTACTACAAGAGTTGGTGGAAGGCGTATCTGAGGAAAAAAAGTTACGATGCTACATTTATTATCCCTAGGCCCTCAGAAGCACAGCGGTTACCGTACAAGTTTGAGGTCGGTGACCAATGGCTCGGAATATGCGTGCAGGACGAGGACGTCGACAAGATGATTCAGGAAGGCTACCTTTTTGTCGTTCTGTACTGCTCGACTTCACGCAAAGGTGTGCGGTATCTCCTGAATCGCAAGGAGCATAAGACTGTTCAGCAGGCAAATCAGGATGCTTGACCAAGTCCTGAACTAGACGGTCTGTTCCTGAGCGTGCGTCACACAACAGAAGCATCAGGCTTTCATATTTTAGTTACATCTTGGCCCACCAGCTCCTTTCTGGCGGGCCTTTTGCATTTGTTAATACCGATTAACTGACCCCCGCCCGGCACCAGTCGACAATCCTTCGTGTACCTCATGTTTCCCGATATAACCCACACGAAGGAATCGCCATGCATATCCCCCTGAAGTTCCCGTTCACCAACGCTGCTGGCCAGCGTATCGAAAGCCTCACCATGCGTCGCGGCAAGCGCGGCGATATGAAAGCCGCCGCTAAGTTCAGCAAAGACGATGCCGACCAGGAAGACTTCCTGTTTGCCCGTCTGACTGGTTTGACGCTGGAAGATATCGACCAACTGGATTTGGCCGACTCCAAGGCACTGCAAGATGCTTTTCGCGGCATGGTGGATGGCCGAGAAGACACTGAAGCCACTGGACGAAGTACTGCTGACAGTATTGCGGATTCAGCCGTCCGAGATTGACGCGCTGGACATGGACGATTACTGGGGCTGGGTCGAAGTGGCCGAACGCGAGATCAAGCGTCGGAACGAGATGATGCGGTCGCTTTACGGACGATAAACAGCCCCGCCGCCGCCAGAAAGCCCACCACGAGTGAAGCGCCGGCCGCCAATGGCGCGCCGGCCAGCCCCATCAGCACCAGCGTAACGGGAAAGAGTAACAGCGCAGCCCAAAACGGCAGGTGAGCAAAGCACACCCAAGCAAGCCATGTGGCACAGCTGCCGATGGCCAACCAGTAGATCGTCTTGGCGGTAGTGAGGGCGGTTTTTTCAAACATGTTTTCAGCATAGCAAAAGATCAGACCACATGGCCAACGAACTGCTTATCGGGGTAAAGATCGGCGCGGCACTATCCGGCACTTTCCAGGCCGCTTTCGCCTCGGCGCGCGGTACCGCGTTGAAGCTAGGCCAGACAGCCGACGAATTGCGCGTCAAGCATGCCCGGCTGGGCGATGTTATGGCACGGGCCATGCTCCATCCCTCCCGTAACGTAGGTGAGCTACGGCGCCAGTATGAACGGCTCGGTCAGACTATTGATCAACTGCACGCCAAGCAAGAGAAACTGACCGCCAGCATGGCACGTGGCGAAGCGCTCAAGGCGGGGCGCGCCGACCTGCGCGGCCAAGCGATGGAAACTGCCGGTACAGCACTCGCCCTGGGCGCGCCGGTCGTGCAGTCGGTACGCGTGGCGGCCGGTTTCCAGGATCAGATGCGTGACACCGCCATCACCGGCGAATTTTCCAGCGCCGAAGAGGCCAAGCTTGGTAGTGCCGTGCGCGATGCGGCAGTACGGTGGAACCAAGTCCAGTCTGAGGTGGCACGCGGCACCTCCGTGCTGGTGGCGGGTGGCATCCAGGACGCTAAGGCTCTGGAGAAGTACGCCCCGGTCATGGCCAAGGCTGCGACTGCCACCCGCGCCAGCATGGATGACCTTGGTAGTGTTGCTATCGCACTGAAGGACAACCTCAAAGTTGGCGAGCAGGGCTTCGAGGGTGCACTCAATATGCTGGCCTACGCCGGTAAGCGCGGCCAGTTTGAAATCCGCGATATGGCCAAGTGGCTGCCGGCCCTGTCGCCATCGTTTCAGGCGCTCGGTGTCACTGGCAAAGAGGCTGTGGCCGAGATCGGTGCTGCGCTGCAGATCGCCCGCAAAGGCGCCGGCTCAAACGACGAGGCCGCCAACAACTTCAAGAACTTTCTGCAGAAAATCACCTCTCCGGACACCCTCAAGGACTTCGAGAAAGCAGGCATCGATCTCAAACAAAGCATGATGAACTTGCGCGCCCAAGGCATGACGCCGGTGCAGTCCATGCTGGAGATCATCACCCAGTACATGGGTCAGAAAGGGCCGGAGGCCGCCGGGCAGTTCCAGAAAGTGATGGCAATCAAGGATGACAAGGAGCGTGAAGCCGCCCTGCAGCGCTTATCTGAAGCCTACAAACTCGGTGAGCTGTTCCAGGACATGCAGGCCATGTCGTTCATTCGCCCAGCCATCGCCAACATGAAGGAGATGAAGGACATCCAGCAGGGTGCGAAGGACGCCAGCGAGAAAGACCTGCTGGGAGCGGACTATAAGAAGCGCATGGAGACAGCCACCGAGCAATTTAAAGCGTTCAAGATCGGCATGACGGATATCGGCCTCACCATCGGTGACGCACTATTGCCACCGTTAACCGAGATGCTGCAAGAGCTGAAGCCCGGCATCAAAGCCTTCGGCGACTGGGCCAAGGCTCATCCCGGCGTGATCAAGGGTGTAGTTGGCCTGGTAGCCGGGTTGCTGGCTGGCAAGATGGCCCTCATTGGTATCAGGTATGGCATTAACCTGGTGCAATCGCCTCTCAACGCTTTGAGCACCCTGGTCACAACCGTATCGGGCAAGTGGACATTGCTGCGTGCCATGTGGCAGACCGGCCACTTCACGTCTGCAGCCTCGGGACTGCGGACACTTCGTGAGGGCATCATGGCCGTCGGTCGATTCCTGCAACCTTTCGGCAATGGTGTTAAGGAACTAGTGGGAGCAAGCCGTACTTGGATCAGTGCGATGTCCGGTCAGCTGACTAGCAGCATTCGGGGGGCGGTAACTGCAGCACGTACCTGGATCATCACGCAAGGGGCCTGGGTGCGTGCCAACCTGCTGACCATGTCGGGGATTCGTGGGCTGGTTGGCTCCATGGTCGGCCCCTTATTGGGCCGAGTGCATGCAGTTACTGCAGCGATGCGAGCCTGGACGGCTACTTCGTGGTCTTGGGTCCGCTCTAACCTGCTGACCACTGCGGGGATTCGTGGTCTAGCCAACTCTATGGCAGGTGCTTTGCTAGGCAGATTCCAGGCGGCCACTACAGCAATGCGGGTCTGGACAGCTGCGTCATTGTCTTGGGTGCGCACCAACCTGCTCACCACTGCAGGTTTGCGGGGTTTGGCGGCCTCATTCGGTGGGCAATTGGTTTCGGGCATTCGCACAGCGACGGTGGCGGTACGGGCGTTCTCTCTTGCACTGCTGACCAACCCCATCGGTATTGCTGTGGCCGTGATCGGGGGTGCCGCATTTCTGG